AGTAATAAGACTCTTAATGTTATCCTTGCAGGCACAGGTGTTGGTAAGTCATTGTTTATGTGTCACTGTGCAGCAGCAAACTTACTCGCAAACAAGAGTGTTTTGTATATTACCATGGAGATGGCAGAAGAACGTATCGCAGAACGTGTCGATGCAAACTTATTGAACCTATCCATGGACGAATTAAAGGTGGTCGATAAACCCATCTTTGATAGTCGGTTAGATAAAGTCAGGAAGAAGTCTCAAGGTAGGCTTATCATCAAGGAATACCCTACAGCCGGTGCCCATGCTGGCCATTTTAGAGCATTACTTGAAGAGCTTAAGCTTAAGCAAGAGTTTCATCCTGACATTATCTACATTGACTATCTAAATATATGTAGTTCACAAAGACTTCGATATGGTGCAAACGTTAACTCGTACACCTATGTCAAGACGATTGCTGAAGAACTAAGGGGTTTGGCAGTAGAGTATAATGTACCCATCGTGAGTGCCACACAGACTACTCGGTCCGGTTTTACGAATTCCGACCCAGGTCTTGAGGACACATCCGAATCCTTTGGTTTGCCAGCAACTGTTGACTTGATGCTAGCTTTGATATCCACAGAGGACCTCGAAGCGCTAGGACAAATCATGGTCAAACAGTTGAAGAATCGATATAATGATCCATCTTATTATAAACGGTTCGTTATTGGTGTAGATAGATCTAAGATGAAACTCTTTGATGTCGAGGTATCGGCACAGACTAATATAGCAGACGCTGGACAAGATGATAAGCCAGTGTTTGATAAGTCTGACTTTGGCCGGCGAGCCAACGCCGAAGGGTTTACTGGATTCAAGTTTTAACAAAGGGACTTCGGTCCCTTTTGTTTTATAAATAGACCTATGGCTAATATTATTATTGACAATTTATTAAAACAACTAAAATCTGATATTACATCATCAATCATATCTGGGGTTAAAACTAAAAAGATATTATTAAAATCAGATGATAGATCTAATTTAAAACGTAAAGTAGAGGCATGGCTAACTAAGAACAGCCTGCAGTATGAGTCACGTGTTATTTCGGGCAGCGGTTTTCCTGCAACAATATTTAATAATTTTTCTATAATATACAAGCCAAATAAAGCAGCAAAGGGTACTGGCGGTAAAGACTTCGAGGATGAATTTGCTGCAGATATGAAAGTTCTTTTAGGCTGTAAGAATATAGAAAAGACTGAATTTTTACATCCAGATGTGGTACAAGAATTAATAAAGATATTACCTAAACCATTAATACAATCAAATAAGGCTATAGTTAAACTTGAAGGAAGTAAGAATCAAAAGAGAGATTTAAAATTTATCAGTAATCAATTTGTGAGTAATCTTTCATCAGGCGCAACACTAACAGATGTTACAGTTGAAGATGGATCAAAAAAATATTATTTTTCATTAAAGATGTCTAAGACATATTATTTGATTAATGCTTCAATCTTTGAATATTTTAAAAATCCTAAGACGAGAAAAGCTGCATATGAATGGTTTGGATTAGATGGTACTAAGATGGGGGAGTATGATAAGTTAATCAAAGCAAAAACTCCAATATACTATCAAAAAACTAGTCCTATCAATACTAGTAGAGTTAAATTAAATATTGAGAAACTAATCAAATCAGCTTTAGGCGAAGGATACTATTTTGTACATAAAAAGCAAGAAAATGCGGTGACAGCATTTTATAATGGTGGTGGTGTTAAAATAAAATGTAATATGATAGAGTCCATAGTTTATCCTGAAAAGGGCAAACGAAAGTATACAGCGATTAAAACTCGTATAACTTTAGATGGTAATCCATATGTTTGTACGCTGCAATTTAGAGGCACTAAAGAAACGGATGTAGAACCAAAATATCTACGTATGTTAATGGAGAAAAAGTAACAATTTGTTACAATCTGTTACAATTTGGTAATGTACATTAATTAGGAAATCAGGTATAATATACTTATAAATGGAAAAGATACTTAAATTTAAAGAATTCAATGAATATAAAGACGGTTACCTAACCATATTTGACATTGATGATACCCTCTTCCATACTACTGCCCAGATCATAATCCGTAAGCCTGGAGCAGCTCCAAAAAGACTTACTTCAGCCGAATATAATACCTATAAGATGCAGCCCGGTGAGACCCCAGACTTCTCTGAGTTCTCAGATGCAGATCTATTCTATAAGGAATCTAAGCCTATCACAAGGATGCTTGATAAAGCCAAAGCTATCCTAGCTGATACCAAGAACCACCCAAACAACAGAGTCATCATAGTCACAGCAAGACCTGATCTTGATGATAGAGATAAATTTCTAGCCACCTTCAAGAAGTATGGTCTAGACATTGATAGTGTTCGAGTAGAACGTGCAGGTAAGATCGATGCTCCAACCCCAGGTCAAGCCAAAGCTATCATCATCAGCAATTACCTTAACACAAAGCAATATAATAAGGTTCGCCTCTTTGACGATAGTATAAATAACCTTAAGGAGTTTCTCAAGCTTGAGAAACTATTCCCAGCTGTCAAGTTTAAAGCATGGCATGCACATATCGATGGAACGGTTAATGAAATAAAATGATAGAATTTAAACAATTCATAACAGAAGCTGCAGATGATGGTAAATTAAAACATATCCACCATCCAGAGGATCGTCCTTTGATGCATGGTAAAAAAGGATTTGCTCATGCATTTGGAGCTTTAAGTCAAGCACACGAACACCTAAAATCTGGTAAGAAGAGTGCTGACATGACCATGAAATATGATGGTTCCCCAGCTATAGTATTCGGCCATCACCCAAAGACTGGTAAGTTCTTCGTAGCTTCTAAGTCTGCATTCAATAAGAACCCAAAGATTAACTATACTATGGATGACATCGAGCGTAATCACGGTCATGCTCCAGGATTAGTACAAAAACTAGCTTCAGCATTAGAGCATCTACCTAAGGTATCACCTAAAAGGGGTGTATTCCAAGGTGACATGATGTTTAGTCATGGAGACGTGGTACATAACCCAAATGGTTCAGCATCATTTACTCCTAATACCATCACATACTCTGCTCATGGCACAGAAGCCAACAACATTAAGAAAGCAAAAGTGGGCGTCGTAGTCCATCAGCAGTATAGAGGTTCAAGCCTTGAGAACATGAAAGCTAGTCCTCATATCGAACATAAGTTTAAAGCACATCCCGACGTATGGCATAAAGATGCACAACACGACACATCGATGACTAACTACGCACTTAAATCTCAACTTGAGTTTAAGAAACATATGGATAAAGCAAAAGCTATCCATGACACTCACGGTAAACACATATATGCATTGACACAGCCTCATCAAGGTGAAGGTGGTCATATGGCTACATACATCAATAAGACAGTTAAGAACGACGAGAAACCTTCAGCAAGAGGGTTACAACAACATATCATGGATAGGTCTCAAGCTTCACAAGACAAACTTAAGACTGCTGCTGCAACACAGAAGAAAGCAGCTGAAGCTAAGGCTGAAGTAGACTATATCCAAAAGAACAAAGAACACTATGATAATTTATTGAAGATGCACCAACACCTAACTGCCGCAAAGAATACTCTTGTGAGTGCTCTTAACGTGCATCCAGGTACATTGAGTCATCATATTGGTGATAAGCCTACTGCTCCAGAAGGTTTCGTTGTACACCACCAAAATGAACCGACTAAGTTAGTCAACAGAGCAGAATTTAGTAAAGCAAATCTTTTAAAGGTAAGAAAATAATGTTAACATTCAAAGAATATCTATTAGAGTATGCGATCGACGCGAAGGGTCATAAATCTTCTACAGGAGGTTTAACTAAGAAAGGTGTTGATGCATATAACAGAGAAAATCCAGGAAGTAACTTAAAGACAGCGGTGACTACACCACCATCTAAGTTAAATCCTAAGAGTAAAGCCGCGGGTCGTCGTAGATCTTTCTGCGCTCGTATGGGTGGAGTCAAAGGTCCTATGAAGGATGAGAACGGCAAGCCAACAAGAAAGGCACTTGCACTACGCAAGTGGAACTGCTAATGTTAACGCTAAAACAATATATCACTGAAGAAACTGATGCTAAGCATCATGTCATGACATATGGTCGTATGAACCCTCCAACATCAGGTCATATGAAGGTTATTGATAAGGTGCATGATGTCGCTGCTAAGCATGGCGCTGAGCATTCTGTCATTACTTCACACAGTCAAGATAAAAAGAAAAACCCATTATCACCACAACAAAAGATGAAACACTTAAAGCGTTTCTCACCACAGACAAACTTTAAAGCTTCATCTCCAGAACACCCAACTATATTACATCATGCTGCTAACTTACATAAAAAAGGTGTGACACACCTACATGTAGTGGTTGGTTCTGATCGTAAAAAAGAGATCCACGGTTTACTTCATAAATATAATAATAAAGAAAGTAAACATGGACACTATCACTTTAAAAAGATAACTGTTCATTCTGCCGGTAGTAGAGATCCTGATGCTGAAGGTACAAGTGGTGTTTCAGGTACTAAGCAAAGAGAACATGCTGCTAAAGGTAACTTCGCAAAGTTTAGAAAGGGTGTGCCTGGACATGTGTCAGATGCACACGCTCAAGAATTAATGCACGATGTACATCATGGAAGTAAATAGTGACCGATTTAAATGATCTATTTAAAGTTATAGCCGAAGGTAAGAAGCATTACGAAGAGACAGATCCAGTCGGTAAAAAACTTAAGGAAGTAAAAGACAACGCTAAGGTAGATCTTAGCGCTTTGTTTTCACAACTCACGAGCCTAAAAGAAGGTCTCGAAAAAGAGTTAGTCGAAGAAGAAGCCAAGCTAGTAAGCCTCATAGACGAGGATAAACTAAAACGCGATGCTAAGAACATCGTCAACGAAGTCTTCGGTCAAGCAAGACAAGACCAAATCATCAATGAGATATCAACATTAGTAGCAGAAGAGACTCTTACTGAAGAGATCCCTGCACAGCCAGTTATCCATACTCCAGAAGTTAGAGCTGCACAAGTATCTGCAGACGTTGATCGTTACCTCACAGACAAATCATTCCAACAACCAGAACCAGACATCGTATCTAAGAACGTAGAAGACATACGTAATAAGATTAAGTTCTTAGAACAAGCTATTGGTCGTATCGCTGCAGCAGGTCCAGGTGGCGGTGAAGTAAACTTAAGATGGTTAGATGACGTAGATCGTTCTACTATCACAGACGGTTGGTACTTAAGATACAACGATACAAAGAAGAAGTTTGAATTCGCAGAAGTAATTTCAAGTGGTGGCAATGGTGCTACTGGTCCTGCCGGTGCAACCGGTCCAGGAGGTGGAGCTCCAGGTGCAACTGGAGTTACAGGTTCAAGCGGTGTACAAGGTGCAAGTGGATTAAATGGTGCAACTGGTCCGACAGGAGCGAGCGGTGTAAGTGGAGCTTCAGGTATCAGTGGTGCATCAGGAATTAACGGAGCAAGTGGAGTCCAAGGTGCTAGTGGATCTACAGGACCACAAGGACAAGATGGAGCTTCAGGTATAAACGGTGTTGATGGCGCAACTGGTCCACAAGGTATTGATGGTGCTAGCGGCGCAGACTCAACAGTACCAGGAGCGACAGGAGAAACTGGCGCATCAGGTATTAATGGTTTAGATGGTGCTACTGGTATCGATGGAGCAAGCGGAATTAATGGCACAGACGGTGCTACAGGTATCGATGGTGCATCTGGTATTCAAGGAGAACCTGGCGCAACAGGTGTTAGTGGTGCTAGTGGTGTTGATGGAGCTACAGGATTTGGTGTTGATGGTTCTACTGGTCCGCAAGGAGCTAGTGGAGTTAATGGATCCACAGGAATTCAAGGTGCATCAGGTGCTACAGGTATACAGGGCGCAAGTGGAAGTACAGGTTTAACTGGTGCGACAGGA